TACCTTTTCCTCTACGAGTTTGTTGTGCGATAGCGTTTGCTTCACGTTCTACTTGGAACATAAGTCCCTTGAACTTCTCAACACTCCAACGTCCGTTAGAATCAACGTCCATGTCGAAGATACCACCAGTAGCAGTATCAGTCTGTGCGCCTGGCTTAGCAGTCACATATACTGTACGAACGATTTCACGGTTGATTTCTGCAAGAATTTCAGCAGATAGAATGTTTGCAAGTTCTGTTTCAGCATCCAAACCGTGGATTGCTTTAAGGTCTTGTGCAAGTTCCATTGTGTACTCTGCTTTAAGAGCACGTGATTTAGCAGTAACAGTTTGCTTTTCGATTGAGAAAGACATTTCTGCAAAGTTTTCGTAACCACTTGTTGAGCCGTCACCCAAAAGTTCTGCATTCGCAGTAGTCATACCAGTACCACCAGTATATGTGCCTGGTGAACCATCGTTAAGTACAGCAGGGTTAGTACCAGCTTGTGTACCGTCACCTGAGAAATCTGAATCTGGTTCAGCATAGTGGTTCTCAGTACCAGTTTGGTTGGTATAACGTGAGCGCATTGCAAAGATCAAGCCTGTTGGGCCTGTCATTGGTTGAACGCCAGCAATATCATATGCGATAAGGTTAGGCATGGAACGTCTTACTAATGAGATCATAATTGGATCCCAGTTGTCTACGTTACCGCCAGTGGCGTTAGTTGGTGCAGCTTCTGAAAGGAAGTTTGAATCCTCACGAAGTGCTTTTTCTTGGTTTTCTAGGATTACAGTAGTTACTGCCCTTTTGTATGAATCTTTGATCTCTGGAAGATCATTGTGTTCTAGGACTGGCTGCCACTTTTCCTGTAGATGTTCTGTCTGGAACATGGTTTATTTCTCCTTGTTAGGTTTTCTAATAATATTTATAAAAAACGAATCTTTCATCGTTATTTTGCACGCTTTACATTTCTGCTAATTGCACTCATATAAGCACTCATAGCGCCAGTTGTATCAAAAGAGGCCTGATTTTCATCAACAGCATCTACTGATTCAGCGACAGTTGTTGCCTTTGGAAAGTAACTTTCCTTAAGCGTTGCAAGTTTTTCACTAAAGGATTCTTCAGTGTTAAACTCTACATCTTCTGCAAGAGACTTAAATTTTTCAATTTCTGTATCTGCAAGGTCAGAAGCGACTTCTGCGAAAACTGATTCACGCATCAATGCATCTTTTTCACTTTTCAGTGAAGCAGACTTTTCGATTTGTTCATTCAACTTTGCTTCTAGTTCATCAATCTTAGTAGACTGTTGACCTAAAATGTCATACTTTTCATCTGGTACATCTATATAGTGTTCTTCGAACAACGATTTTAGACCAGAAATAAAGTCTTCTGCGATCTCACCTTTGAGTCCACGCTCAATAGCGATTTCGTTTTCTTTCATCCACTCTTCTACAACGTAGTTCATGTATGCATCGACTTTTTCAGTCAATTCACTGCGTACTGAAGCAACTTCTTCTGCAATTTCTTGCACTTTAGATTCTTCAATTCTCTTAACTTCTGAACGAAGTTTTGATTTAACAGCAGCTTCAAAGATTGTGGATGTTTTTTCTTTAAATTCTTCAGAAAGTTCTTCACCATTAACTAGTGCATTCACATCTTCAGAAACATCTACAGATGCAATTCGATCTTCTAAAGTAGATTCCTCTACTTCTTCTTTATCGTCCTCATCTTCTTCTTCTTCTTTCTTCATAAGCTTGTCGTATGACGCTTTAAGATCAGTTGCATTCATTTTTTCCATTTTGGAATACATTGCAGCAAGTGTATCTTTCTTCGTCATTTTACCTTCTTCAAGCTCTTCGCCTTCTAGTTCAGCTTCTTCTTTGGTTTGTTGAGCTTTAGGTTCTGCAGCCTTAGCGACTTTTGCAGATGCCTTCTTTCCAACACTGTCTGTTGACTTTGGATCAACAACAGCTTTACCCAAATCTTCTACTTCCCCATCGGCCTTTTCCATTGAGTCACCTTTACCGGCACCGTCAGTTGGTTTTTTCGCTTCTTCAAGCTCCAAGTTGACTTCCGCTTCTAGTTCCTCAATTGTCTTGTCTAGTTCTGACATTGGGATCTCCTTGATTGGTTTTGTCTTATCATAATCATATTTATAATAATTAAAGTTTTGACATAAATTTAGCGAAGGCAAGTGCGGAAACATTTGACTGTCTACGTCTTACACCTTCATTTATATCATTTTTGATTCCATTGATATCTACTTCTCGTAGAATACCGTTGTTCCAAATCCATTCTTTACCTTCCATTATGCCTTCAACGAAGGCTTGAGGTGCAGAAGGGTCTGCAACAATATCTGCCGCAGTGGCAAGATAAAAATCATCTTTCACATAATTCGCACCGCTTCTAGATTCGATAGACCCCATGCCTCTTGAAGAGACACCAAGTTTACCACCATCCTTAATTAGTGCTTTCGCAATTTCCCCCATAGGAGTAGACAAGAGTTTTGCCTCACCAACGAAGTTCTTTCCATCCGCTTCCAGTTTTGTGATCATGTGCGATACTCTGTCAAGATTGACAGTAGGGCCTTCTGGATGACCCAGTTCCCCAAACGCACGACCTTCAGCAACAAATTCTTTGTTATAACGTGCAACTTCTTTAGTTAGCACGTTCATTGGGTAGACACGACCATTACGGTTTTTCATGTCTGCCTGCATAAAGATTCCACGAATCTTCATCTCTTTACCGCCATCTTCTTTGGCTTCGGTAATATATTCTACATCTTGGATCTGTTCAGAAATTAGTTTCATATTAGTACCCCGAACTTACTACTGGTGTAATAAGAAGTGAGGTTGCACCACGAAATCCAACACCAATGTCTGTATGAATAACCACACCAGCATTAGCATTAATTCTTATTGAACCAGTGTCACCGTCATCATCAGCATTTCTAATTGTAACCGCTTGTTTTGAACCATTATTAAATACATAATGTGCAGTTGCAGTTTTGCCTTTGGTTGCGCCAGTGGCGAGTGCTTCTTCTGCTCCGATTATTTTCATGTCATTCTTCCTAAATTGTAAGCATTTCGTTTTCGAAGTAACCCATAAGTGCCTTAGTAGGTACTTTGAACTTCTTAGAAACACTATTTATAGTTTTGTCAAAAGTATTTAGGAAATCTGTAGGTTTAGAATCCATTTCCTTGAAAATAGCGTCAATAGCCTTCTTCATCTGCGGAGATAACTTCTTATACTCCTTAGATGATTTGTGCTCATCTTTCTCTGGTAAGTTCTGTTTGAACTGTGAAAGAGTTTTACTCACCGTCTTCTTCTACCTCTGGTATATGATGTGTGACGAATGTTTGTGCCACATCTGTTCTTTTTGTTTCTAATGCATCACCAACCTTAGCGGCGAGAGCATTATTAAAATGAGTTTCTGCTGCAAGGTTATTCCCTGATGCAATAGAATCTACAAAATCTTTTACATTGTCCATTATTTATCTCCTTCTTCTGGATTGTTGTTTGCAAACATACCATCGTCTGCGCCCATCTCATCTTCTTCACTTCCACCCTCATCTTTGATTTGAGTTTGAATTTCTTCTATTTCTTCATCAGTCATACGAAGAATGTTCTTCTTAACGTATTCATGTGAGAAGTATGTTCCTACATAAGATTCGATTTGTCCTAGCATATCTAATCTTTCTCTAAGTATCTCTGCATTCTTTAACTCTGCAAAGTGTCCGTCCTGTAGAAAGTCGAACTGCACATGTTCCTTAAACGTATCCCACTCTTCTAGTGCAATAACACCTTTAAGTAGAAGTTGTGTCTTAAGCATATCTGCAAATAGAACTGTAAACTTCTTACGAAGTCTTTGGACAAACTTAGTAAATTTAAGTTCATCACGAGTAATGTTATCAGAACGTCCAATTTGAAATCCTGACTCTTCTGCAAGTCTAGATACTGGTACGTTCAGTGAACGATAAAGTTTCTTTTGGAAGTATGTGATATCATCAATCTCACCAAGGTTTGAACCGCCTGGCAAAGTTGTAATCTCTGTACCTCTACCGCCTTCTCTACGAGGCAACCAGAAGTCTTCCAACATTGACATATGATTTCTATCATCTCTGATTTCACCAGTTCGTGCATCGTAAACCATCTTGTTTCGATAACGATTCATCACATCTTTTAGATATGATTCTGCTTTCATCTTTGGTAGATTACCAACGTCAATATAAAATATACGTCTTTCAGGCGCACGAGATATACGATAGATAACTAAAGAATCCTCAATCATACGCAACTGATTAACAGGTTTAATTGCTTTGTTTAAATGTGAAAGTACTGTACCTTTACCCATGTCAACAAGTCCAGAAGGAGCATAACTGATTGAATCATCAGTAATCTTTACGCCTTGTGATGCACCTGTTTGTGAGTCCCAGCCTGATTGATTGAAGAGATAATAGGATTGGATATTTGCAACAATGTCCATGCCCGACTTCTGATCTTTTTCTTTTTGGGTTTCTCGTACCTTCTTAATTTTACGAGGATCAATATATCGAACTTCCTTAATTCCCTTACGAGGATTTTTAGGGTCGATAATTTTATGATAGTAAAGTCTACCATCAACGTACCATCGTCTGAAAATTTCATGTCCCTTTGCATTAAAATCTAGTAGGTGTAGGATTTCATGGAATTCCTCACGAATTTTTGTTTTAATTTTAGGGGAGACTTTTAAACGATCTAAAGAGATGGATACTGACATATCCCTCTCATCAGAAACGATTGCTTCATTTGTGATATCTTCAATAGCACTATCACACTCTGGTTGTTGTGCAATGTCACGATATCTTTTAATTAATTCAATGTCACTTGTATCACGACCATCTAGATCTAAGACAGACGCATAGTGTCCACCGCCTGATATTACATCAAGAGTGCCGTCATCAGAAGCGGGGGCAGTGAATCCATCACTGCCTCCGTCCTGTCCTGATCTTGTGATCTTGAAACCGAAAAGTTCCGCCATACTATAATTCTCCTAATTTTACCTTACTATTTAGTAGGTTTAAAAAGGGTGATTATACAGAAGATGCAGAGAAATGTGTGTATCTCCACGTTACATCAAAGGTTTCAACTTCACTTACTGTGTCATAAGACAATTCGATTGGTGCAACAACTGTTGGCCAACAATTCTGTAGTGTATAAAACTTCAAAATATTGTTGTCTCTATCAAGTTGTTCAACTCTCAAATTTGCATAGTAATCAGCTGGATTACTAACACCTGTACTTGTTTCCAAGTCATTGATGCCAGTCATCCATCTTTCCATTGAGTTACGAAGTCCAAAATCGGTTTCGTTGATGATTGTAGTTGTCCACGTTTCAAATTCTCTGTCACCAGCAAGATACAGTGTTCTGCCCCTAAAAGGAACAGGAACTTCTGTAATTGTTTGCCCTGGCAGACTTGACGCCTTAATCAAAAAACTAGCACGACTTGCATCTAAACCAATGTTCACTGCCGGAGCAGTCAATATGACTTGGAACTGATTAGCCCTGGCGCCACCGCCAGCGATATTTGCTTTAAAACTGTTTATGTTTGAAATACTC